GAGATAATATTAGTTAATGGACTATAATTTTAAAATAGGAAATTTTGAAGGAGTAGGTAATAGGAAAAGGCCTAATAATGATATGGTATCTCAGTTTTTATCTGATAATAGCTCTGTATGGAAAGATTTTGATGTCTACCTATGGGGTAGTTACCCTGACAATAAAAAGACCTGGGATGTTGATTTTTTAGTTCATGCACCTCAAGGAATTGATACTGAGCAAATGGAAGAAATAAGTGTACGCTCTCTTGAAAATAGTATAATAAAGAATAAATTTTTAGCTGACATTGGTTTTTCAGATGAACAAAATATGATTGACTTTAATAATGTTATGAATACTTATAATACAACAGGTAACAAAACTCCTACTACAGGTTACATATATGCTGATAAATGGTATGCTGGTGACTCAGTATTTAGAGATAGAAATAAGATTACAGAAGGTATCTTAGAAGAAATGGATAATAATATGTATAAAAAAACATCGTTTATACCTTATCCTAAAATGGTTAATAATATTAAAAAAGATATAAATTACTATAAAGACAAACCTATGTTAGTTTCAAGGAGAGGAGAATAATGGCAAATTGTTATAATGTAGCAGGTGATAGTACTTCTTGTTCAGCTAATGACTGTATAGGCAGTGATTGTTCAGGTAGTTATGAAGTAGGAGGAACTGTAATTAATGATCCAGATTTTGGATTAGAAGGCTTTGCAGGCATGTCGCAAGATGAATTTCAACAATGGTTTATAGGGTTACATGACTGGGGTACTGTTTATGAAGGTAATGCTAACCCTGGTGTATCAGACCCAACATATATAGATGAAGATTCAGCCTCTCAATTATCAGAACTTTTTCAAGGCTATAATACTTTAGAAGAAATGTATTTAAGAGGACAAAATCAAGAGAATGAGATAGAAAGAACTCTTCAATTAGAAGCGTGGGATGAGGCAACAAATTTATTAATAGAAGAAAAAAATGCTAGAAACCAATCGTTTACCGATAAACAAAAAGAATTATTTATGCTAAATGAATCATTTGACGACTATGTTTCATCTTGGCAAAATAAAGCAGATATTACAGAGTCAGTAAAAAGAAAAAGAGATTTAGAAAACCAAAGCACACGACCAGGAAGGTTGATGTCAGATGAAAAGAAATTAATGGATGATACGGTAAAAGATGTGTTAAATGATTTCTACTCAAAACAAAATTTTCAAGATGAGAAAATAAAAGCAAAACTTTCTTTAATGGACACAAGAACAGCAAACATATATAACTCTTCTATTTTAAAGAAACAAAATGATTTAGAAGAAAGACAAACTAAATTGGTAAATGATTTAAACAAAGCAGATGTTAAGCTTCACGAACAAATATTAAGCTTAAGAGAAGAGTATGAATTAGATATATATAATACTATAGAAGACTTAGGTATAACAGGTGCTTTTTTTGAAACAGAATATGAAAATGAGCCTACTAATTTTGAGTGTCTCCAATGGTCAGATTCTGGCGAGTGTTTAAATTGGAATGAGTCAGGTGCTTTAGGTGGAGATTCTAACCCTGATAATGTACAAGATGAAGGCTTGTGTTATATGACAACATGTGATGGTACAACAGTTCCAGTAAACTGTGGTGAATATTCTCAAGGCCATTACTTTGTAGACCCTGATGCTTGCTATGATCCAGAAAGCGAATGTATACCGATTCTTAACCTTCTAGGACAAGACACTGGTAATTGTGATTAAGTTTTGAATTTAACAATAAAATTAGTAATTTAATAAACGGAAATAGGTAAAAATATATGGCAAAATATAAACATTTAGATCAGACTCCTGATACTCTACAGCAGTTTATAGCTCAAATTCCTTCTTTAATTAGTAACTTTAGGTCTTTAACTATAGAAGAAACTAGACGTAAAGAAACTGAAGAAACAAGAAAAATAGAAAGAAACGAAGATATTGCTCGTAGAACAAAATGGAGAGAAGAAGATAAAGCAGCAAAATTAAAAGAAAAAAAAGAGAACGTGTTTATTACTAAAGCTGAAGCCCATTCAACTTATTTAAAGCAACTAAGAATATCAAAAATTGAAGAATACAATGTTGATTTAGACGCTTATGAAAAGCTAGGTATGAGTGTAGATGCATCAGATAAAATAAATCAAACAAAAGGTATGGAACAGTTAATAACTTTGTTTACAGACCCTAATAATGTAGACTTATCTGAAAATGCATTAATAGCAAAAGAAATAAAAATATTAGAAAGTTTAATTAGTGACGTAGATTCAAGAAAAAAGAAAATAGAAGGAAGGTTGACTTTTGCAGACAACTTTAATAAAGAGATTAACAAACGAGAAAACTTTTTTGAAAAAGGTCCAGAAGATGAATTTGAAAGTATGACAGGAATACAGTATTGGACTCAAGGTGATATGGATATGTTAATATCAGATATATTAAAAGATGAAGTATTTAAAGAAGAAAACGGTGTTCATGCAAATTCTAATGGTGAGTGGAAAGAATATGCTAGTGAGTATATAGAGGTTATACAAAACCCTTCAGATGCAAAGCTAAGAGCAATGAATGGTGAAATTATTAAATATCAGGCAGATAAAAACAAAGCAATGATAGATAATGTAGATTTTGAATTAGAGATGTTAGTTAAACAACAAGCATTAGACCCTGAAGTTGTTCAAGCTCAAATGGTTAATACTATGACAAAAGTTTTAGATAGTTATGATGCATCCATACCTTACTTACCAGGAATGGCTGAAGGTTATAAAGATTTAATAATAGCTCATGAAAAATATTCTGAAGATATAGGTATTATTAAACAACAAACTCAAGACGCTGATTATGTAGATGCATTATTTGACGAAGCAAACAAAGCATTTAAATTAACTAATGATGGTAAGTTAGATAAAAGTAAATGGAATAAAGAGGCAGCTTTTAACTATTTAGAATGGAAAGCTCAAGCTAAATTTCATTCAAGTAGTGTACTAGCTAGTATGATAGGAACTAGAGAAGCTGATAGAATTTTTTCTATGGATAAAATGACTTATTCTTCTTTCTTAACATCAGTTGTTGAATCTGTAACTCAATTAAATAATTACGCAGAAAATTCTCAAACTCCATCTGGAGAAAACTGGTTACAATCAATGCAAAGTAGACATGGTTCAAATTTAGGAAAAAGTCAGTTTTTACAATTAATGCAAGATGAACTTCAAGTCTACATAGGTACTGATAAGTTTGGTCAAGATATAGATATGATGGATTCTGATATTATACAATTATATTTTAAAATGCAAGATTACGAAAAAAAGTTAGAAGATTTTATAATAAGCAGACCTAAAGGTTACGATGAATTAAAAGAAGTTATAGGACAATCTTCTGTTTTTGATATTAATAATGAAACAAGTACTTCAGCATTAAGCGCATCTATTTCTTGTGGAGAAGGTTTAATTTATGACGAAACTACAGGATTATGTTTGCAAAATTTAAATGAAACATGGTTAGGTTCAAATGCTTTAGCAGCCGCTCTTCCAGATAAAGTTAAATATCGTGGTGCAGGCGGAGCATGGTTAGAACCAGGTTCAAGAGGCTCTTCCACAAAATATCCTGGAAGCGATAGAGGTGTTCCTGATAGAAGACCTGAACAATAAATAAAGGAAATAAATGGCAAAATTATCAGATTTATTAACACCTCCATCTACATCAGGTGCTACTAAAAACATATTTACTCAAACTGATGAATATGAAAATAGTAAACAAGAGCTTAAGAAAAGAAGTAAGTTTTTTAACGAAACTTATGACTATAATACAAGTGCTTTTGGAAGCTCTAACAATAATTCTAATTCTCCATTTGCAGGTTTAGAAAGCACAGAAGAAGAACAAGGTGCTTTTATGAGTTTTGCTTCTGGAGTTGGAGATTTTACAGGAAACTTAGTAGGAGGTCTTATTAACTCTGCAGGTTTAGGTATACCTGGACTTATAGATGACATATTAATGGCTACGAATGTTACTGATACTAGCTGGATTAGAGAAATAACTTCTTTTGGTGCTTATGATCCTTGGGAAGAAGAAGGTGGAGCAGGTAAATGGGGAAGAGGTCTTGGAGAAGGTATAGGTATGATAATCCCTTACAAATGGTTAAGTATGGGAGCAGGTAAAGCTATTACATATGGAGCTAGTAAAACAAACTTCTTAACAAGTCTTACTAAAACTTCACAAAAAGCTTTTACTGGAAAGTATTTAGCTAAAGAAGGTTCTGATAAATTAGTAGGAGCTATAAATAGAGTAGGTGGAGCTCGTGCAAGTCAAGTAATGGATGAGACTACAGATGCTTTTACTAAAGGATATTCTAATTTATTTAATGATGCCTGGGAATTAGTTCATAGTGCTCCATATAAAAAAATATTAAAAGGTTCGCAAAAAGCTTTAACTGAGGGCGTTGAAGAAATGACAGGCTCTATTATGGGTACTATACCTAAAATAAGTCGTAAAGATGCTAAAAACTTAGCAGACATATTAGTCAATGAGGCTAGTCATCAATCAGCTTCAAGTTTTAATACCTTCTTTGAATGGATGGTTACTAAGACTCCTGGGTTAAGAGGCATTGCAAATAACACTTATGCTAAACAAGCAATGGGTGCTTATGTATCTGATTTTACAATAGGTATGACTATGTTTACTGCTGAAGCTGTTCTTCATAATAGTGCTGTAGGAATTGCATCTGTGCTATCAGATAAGAGTTTTTCAGACATAGCTGGTCAAGTAGACCCTAGGTCTAAAGCAGCACAAACAGTGCCTACAGATGGTAATTTTGGGCGAGTATTAGCAGATGTAACTATGTCTTCTGCTTTTATGGGATTAATGGGTCCTGCAAGATTTATTAAAGGTGGTACTACATACAATGACCAAGGGCTTTATAAGTCTATTAAGCAAGGATTAGGTTCTATTACAAAAGCATGGAAGCCTATAGGTAGAATGACAGGCGATCAAGCAAGAACTACTTTAGCTATGATAGATGAAGCTGCAGATGGTTTGTTGCGTAATAAAATCCCTAGTTTAGGTGTTAAAGAAATAGCAAGTTTAAGTGATGATGTTGCTAAACAAATATTAAAAGAAACCAGACGTAGCTTTACTAAAGAATATCCTAAATGGTTATTAAAAGAATTTGCTTCAGACATGAATGTTATATCTGATATTGCAGGTGTAGCGACAGGTAAAGGTTTTCAATCTTCTGTACCTAGAATGATTGCAGGTGCAGTAGCAATGAATGCTCCTGGTTTGTTTAGACAAATGCAAGATAGCCCTCGAGAGTTTTACAGAGCTTTTGGTCAAGACGGACAAGAAATAGCTCAAAACATAGTAATGGGTATGGCTTTTTCTAGAAGTGGTAGAAGTTTTAATGCTGGTGGTAAAAATAAATACTTTGAATCTGGAGATTTAAGACAATATTACGGCAACAATATTAATGATATAAATAAAATGAGATTAGGTTTAGAGTTAATGGGTATGTCTACAGCAGATATGTCTTTAGCTTCTCCTAATGCTATGTATGCCGCAACATCTCAACATGTTAAAAACCAACCTTTCTTTAAAGATATAGATGATTTAGTATTTCATGATTTTTATGTAGACAGAGTAGACCCTAATGCTCCAGCTGATAGAAAAGAAGCAGGTACAGCTTACTTTGAGTATATACAAAACGATTTAGGAATACAGCCTGGTACTCCAGAGTTTAAGATTGCAGTAGAAAAGTATAATAACTTTAAAAAAGTAATGAATGCATATGATTCAAGTGCTCCTGACATTAATAAAATGTTCAGAACTGTTAATGGTAAAGAAATGCTAGATTTAGTAGAGAATGTAAATTCGCTACCTGAAGTGGCTAACTCTAAAAACTTAGACCTTACTATAAGCAATGCTACAACTCAAGCTTATATTAGTGCTAATAAGCCTTATATAAACATTAGAAAAGAGTTTGTTGTAAATACACTAAGAGCTGCAGGTATAGATGTAGAACCTCGTAATGATGGTACTGTTGTAATTCCTGAAATAGACTTAGAGGTATTCGGTTCAAGTAACAGAGAAAGTAATTATGTTAGAAATACAGAGCTTATAAATGCAAAGTATAATTTAAAAACAGTTATAGACCAAGGTGTTAAAGATGGTTGGATTAATGTACAAGGATCAAGAAATCTAACTTCTAATCCAGAAACTATGAAAAACTTTGTAGATTCTTTTAGTAAATCAAAAGAAGCTATGTTAGTGCATATATATGGAGCTGAAGACGTTAAAGCAGGAGCTTTTCCTATTGGAGGCAAAGATGCATCTGAGTTAGTATTAATTAATGAAGGTATGAGAGAAGCTTCTATACAAATAAAACAAATGGAGCAAACTAGAAACTCTTTATCTTTATTAACTAGAGGTAACTATACAAAGCAAGAACTATACAACACTCTTCCTGAAGGAAAAAGAGAACGTATTGTTAACTTAATGCAACAAATAGGTATGGATAAAAATCCTCAATTAGATTTGTCTAATGTAGACCCTAAAGAGATTGATGGAATAACAGACTTTTTTGCTAAAGTAAACTCTTTAAATAAGCTATTAAATCCTCAAGGTTCAAATGAAAAAGTTTCTGTAACTGCAAGTCAATTAGCAGGATTAAAAGATGCTATATTTGATGTTGTAGGTGATGCGATTACTAATAAAGAATCTTTTAAAGCTATTGAAGGTGAAGCTTATAATCATTTTATAAATCTTTTAAGAATTAACAATTCTAGCTCACCTCATTCTGTAGGTATGGCTGTGCATCATTTATTAAATGGAACACGTGTATTGAATGGTGACTCTAGTTTTAATAACAACTTAGGAAAGTTTGCAATAAGAACACAGGATGGAATCTTATTCCCAGATGCTGATTTATTAATTGCTAAGATTAAAAGTTTATCTCCAGATAAAGCTAAAATGATTGATGATGAAGGCTTGATGCCTTTTTATAAAGAACTTCAAAGTACTTTAGAAAACTCTGGTAGACTAGTCGGCTTTACAAAACAAAGCAGAGATATAGATTTAATCTTATCTGGTATGGGTCCAGACGCTATTGTTGATTTAATAAAGCAAGCTAAGAGCCTTTCTGATCAAGGAGCTATGAGTGATTTAATACATAAGACTTCACCTTTAGAAGCTATGCAAAATAAGGTTAGAGAAAATTTAACTGAACTTGTTAAAATAAAAGCTATTGTTCAGGGAGACGAAAGTAAGATATTTGAAAACATGCAAGAATTGTATGGAAGAACTAAGAACTTAGTTAAACTTATGCAATTTGCTATGCAAAATCATGACTATGCTATGTTAGCGAATTTAACAAAGAATAAAATGGAGTTTGATAAATTCTTTACTCAGTTAGATGCTTTTAATAAGTTTGACCCAATGAAAGATGGCGGTATAGATTCAGAATGGGTTCAAATGCTGACAACTCAAATAGCAGATGCTAAGAACTTTTTAAATAAGAATTACGGCACTATTGATATGCAAAACTATTCAAACTATGTTAGAGATCAGTTAAAAAGTCAAAAGTTTAATTTACCTGATTACAAACATGATGAAATGATAGTAAGTATCACACCTTCACAATTCGAAGGAAGATATGGTTTAAGTGCTACATCTTTAAAAACTATAATAGAACCTCATAGGAATAATTATTTAGGTAATAAGAACACTCAATACATTACAGATGCATTTAATGATGTAAAATCACAAGCAATGAAACAACAAAGCAAACTTCCTACAGATAAAAGAAGAAGTGAAGCTGATTTAGATATTGATGTTTTACAAACTGTAGTTACAGCTTTTAACACTAAAGAAATTAATAAAGTTAAGTTTGTTGCTACTGGCCCTGGAGAAGGGAAGTTTGTACTAAGTAAAACTTATTTAGTTAACCAAAAGAAATCGGGTGTTTTAGCTGTTATGGATGTCTTGAACATGGGTGATACATTTTATATGTTAGACCAAGCGTTTCAATTACCAGACCCTAACAATACAAATCAATTAAGAAACACAAGCACATTGTCTGAAGGCGAGTTAGCTGTATTTAAAGCATCAATTGATAGGCCTACATACATTGATAACCCTCAAGCAAGAATTGACATTAAAAAGGGTACTGTAGGTAATAGTATTGATGCTAATATTAAAGCTGAAAACTATGTTTACATACCTTTAGATGAGAGTGCTCAAATAGTTGTTCCTAAAAAAACGGCACAAGAATCTATAATTGAGGCTTATGGGCCTAATGGTAAGGTTAGAAAACTTTTAACTAACATATTATCAGGTACTAATGCAAATAGACTTAATGATATTATAAATAAATTCTCTGATATAAATAAACTATCTACAAGTGCTGATATTGAATCAGCTATATTAACTGCTAGGCTTGCAATAGATGCTCCACATATATTGGTAGATAATGTTAAAGATGTTCCTACATTAGCTGATGTATGGAAAAGATTAAAACTACCAGAATTTAGTAAAGGTAAAATATATACGCCTGAAATATTAGAATTTATGAGCAACTTCTACGTTAATAATGTTTCTACACATAACTATTTTAAAGATGTAAACGCTGCATTTAATTCATTTAAAGACTCTAATGGAAAGTGGAGAAATATGAAATTTATGTCTGTTGCAGATGAAGGAGCTGATAGTTACTTTAATAGTAAAAGTCGTATGGAAGCTTGGATGGATAGTCAAGAAAATATATATGGTAAAGATGTTTTATGGTCTGATATGGAAAGGTCTGAAATATTAGCTCAACATGAGCATAGTGCTAAATCTATAGTAGATGCTCCTACTTATTTAAGTAAGGAAGCTTTTTTAATACACTTAGCTCAGTTAGGCTTAAGAAAAGAATGGTTAATAACAAACTCTAATGGAGATATAGTTGGCTTTAAATCAGGGGCTATGAAACCTAAAGGTGCTCATACAGAAGTTAATGACGATGGCTCTTTAGTAGTATACTATGATAAGACAGCTTTCTTTTATGATAGCAAAATGGACGCTTTAATGAAAGATAAAGGTATAGATGGTATTTCTTTTGAGAGTGGTAATAAAATTAATAAATATAGAGCTAATAGCCAGTCTAAAATGGTAGATAGGTACATTAATAGTGATAAAGCATCAGATTCTTTTAGTAATACTGTGTTTGATGATATAGGAAAGGTTATTAGAAGAACTCCAGATGGTGATTTTATAGAGCTTCCTTTAAGCACATTTAATGTTACAAACATATCTAGAGAACATAATGCTAAAGCAGGTGCTAATATATCAGTTCATATGACAGATAATAAATCTGTATATAATTGGATGGGATTAGACACTAAAATAAATACCTTTCAAGAAATGTTAACTAGAGCTAACAGTAGTGAGTTTGCATTAACTTCTATAGCTAAAGAACTTATGGGCTTTAAAGAAGGTGAAGGTGATATGATGCTTAATAAGATACCTGTTGAGGAAATACTTCATCAAGATGGATGGGCGATATAGTAGCAGATAAACTTTTCTCTTACTTCTTTGAAGGTGGTAAGATAGCAACTAACCAAGTAGGAAATAGCTCAATTACTCCAATGGCAGCTCCTATACATATGGACCTTGGTAGTAAAGACTTAGCAATTAGAAGATACGAAACAATAGTAGATGGTTCAGGTCAAACTGTTAAAGTTGGAAGACAAATTGTTATTGGTGACTATACTCCTGATTACTATCATATGAATAAGCAGTTTTCTTTTAATGGAAGGACAAATACTAATTTAAGGAATGGTGATTCTAATGTAGCTAATGAAGGTAGTTTCTTTGTTAGACGAATGAAAATTAATATCAATGGTACAGAAAAGACTGGAGACTTTACTATTATTCCTGTAAAAGCAAAGAAAGGTGGAAAACAGGAATGGGCTATAGTAGGTATGGGTTATGAAATATTTGCAGACAGAATTGTTGATATTAATGTTAAAGATCAAAATGGAAATTCTAGTACCACTATTAAGGGTGATAATAAAACTATTTACGACACCGTTATAGCTGAAATGAATGATGTTTATGCTGATCTTTTATCTAGAGTTGATAATGCTAATAACAATAAGGGTATGACAAATCTTGATGTTGCTGATTATTTAGCTAAAAACTCTCCAGATATTAAACTAGGCATATTAAATAATAGGCAGCCTAGAAACTTAGTTAATGATGTTGTTATTAATAAAATATCAGCAGAGTCAGTTACTGAATTAAGAAATGGTCTTAAGATTCAAAAGAACAATTTTACTACAGAACGTGAAGCTGGTAACAAGTCAGAGCAAAACTTTGTAGATGCAATAGAAACACAGGATTCAGATTATGACTATGATAAGTCTAGTGCTTATTTATCAGCTCCTGGAAGCTTTATTAAAGACATAGCAGGTAAAGCAGGTTATGGTAATAGAAATGATAGTTATTCTTTTGCTGAAAAATTCTTTGCTGAATTAAATCTGCAGCTTGATAGTGGTAGTGAAATGGCTGAACATTTAAGAGTAGTTAAAAACTCATCTGCTGTAAGAGGAAGAATAGTTAAACTTCATAATATTGTTAGTTACTTTAAAAATGCTTTTAGTAATGATGCTGTTTTAGGTAGGTATGATTACAATAATCAAGGCTATGAAATAAGATTAAAGGGTAATGCTGAGTACTTAATGGTAGCAGATAATGTTGCAAACTGGGCTAAAATATTTATTGATAACTATAAAAACCCTACAGACAGTTATAATATACAACCTTTAATAGAAACTATATTATTTGGAGACTCTGGTAGAAAGCATGAAGGGTTGTTTGAAATTGTTAACACTCGTACTAATGAAAAAACTCCTTATATTGATGGAGCTTTTAAAGATATTAAACGTGTTATTAATCAAAAGATGGTTAAACCTATTAGTAAATACTTAAGATTTAATAGGGGTATGACTGAAAATCAAGCAGGTGAATCACAATCATTAAAGTTAAAAGACTTAGCTAATGGTTTTGAAACATTACAAAAAGACTTAGACAATCCATATATATATGATAACAACTGGCAGTTTTCTGTAGGAAATAAATCTGATTATGCTTTAAATATAAGAAATGGTATGCAAACTTTATCTGATTATATATTAGGAGGTTGGTCAAATAGTGTTAATATAAATTCAAGCCAAAATCCTTATGATATAGCTATGAGAAATTTAAATGCTTTTTACAGACAAAGTATTGCTGGTAAAAATACTGTTCTTAAAACATCTGATGTTCAAAACATTATGAATAAAGCTGAAGCTGGAATATTATTAGAATCAGAAGGTATAGCTGTATTTGATAGACAGAAAATATCTACTGCTTTATGGGAGCATGTTAAAAACGACTTTGATTTTATAGAAGTTACTAACTTAACTTACAGAATACAATCTTTGCAGAAGCAGCATGATTATTTAAAGAGAGACAAGTATGCAGATCAACAAGAAATTAAAGAGTTAAGCACTAAAGTAGCTCAATTAGAATTAATTAAGTCTGATTTAGAATTAAAACTTGGAGCTCAAAGTGATTATGAATCTGGTAAAGCAACCTTTAAATTAGGACGTAGAGAGGCTAAAACTTTTCAAGCTACTCAAGATATAGTATTTTGGGATAAAGATGGTAATATAGCCATGACCTTAAATAAAGGTGATTATAATAGCGTGGATATTAAATCAGACTGGGTAGCTATTACTAACCCTAGAAGGTTTGCTTTAGTTCATCCTGATCAACAGAAAAAAATGTATGCTAAAATGCAAGCATTTAGTTCTTTACCAATGGAAACTAATAGTAATTCTAAAGATGTTACTTATATGGGTGACAAAGAATATCAAAGGACTATAGTTCCTGTGTTAGCTAGATTGCAAGCTGAAATGAAAGTAGAAAAACAAAGATATAAAAAAGGACAGATAGATGGTGTAGAGCTTTCTGTTAATAGAAAAGCTATTTTAAACAAATATTTAAACGATGAGAGCATTATTACTCCATTGCAAAGAAAAGCTATTATATGGGACCTTATAAGACCAAATACTGATAGAAGTAAAGTGTCTTACTTTAAAAGCAATGAAGGTGAAAATATTAATAGTTTATATTTGTATGAAAACCCTATGAATAAAACAACTTGGCAGCTTTTAATGGATGTTATTGGCCAAGAGTCTTTTACTTTAAACAATAATATGAGTAAACTAGAAGCTAAAAATTTAGCTCAAGAAATAATAGGAAGACAGACTTTGTCATTGCTTGGTGTAAAAAATCATCATTTAGAAGTTAAATTAGATTATAGTTTTGGAGACTTTAATGCTAATAAGAATAGAAACCTTTATATAGAGTTAAATAATAAAGATTTACAAAAAATGCCTGGGTTTGATGCTGATTCTCAAAGAGCATTAGATATATTAAACGATTTCATACATAAAGAAACTTTACTTTCACCTGCTCAAGTATATAGACTGCAACAAAAAGTAGATATGAATAGTCCTGATATATTTGATACAAACTCTAACGCTGTAGATAGAATACCAATAAGAAGAAAAAGAGTTTTTGGTAGTTCAGAAGAACAAACACCTGTATCTTTTATAGCTGAATTGAATCAACATAAGAAGAATAAGAGAAAGATTAACTGTGCAGAATAAGGAGAAGAATGTTTAACATAAAAAGATCATTTGCATTAGGTGATTGTAAGCCTAAAATAACTGAAGAAAGTTTAGGTGAAGAACAGTTTAATAAGTCTTCAAAAAATAAAGAACAGGCAGCCCAAATGCTGCAATCATCTAGAACTTTAGGTAGATTAGGTGTTAATAAAGATATTAAGTTGTTTAGAGACATATTTGAATCTGCTACAAGAAAAGATATAACCCTGCATGAAATGACTGATGCTGATTTAAAAAAGTTTAAATGGGAGTTGCAAGACAGAGAGTCTTGGGTTGAGGATGGTTTTGGTACTGCTGGCACTGCTTTTAGAGTTTTAGAAGCAAATTTAAAAAGAATACCTGGAGGAAAAGATTTATATAATAGTGTAAGAAATATATCTGCTTATCATAGAGAACATACTCGTGTTAATAACAATAGAATATCTATTATTACAGATAAAATAGGTAAACTAGCTAAAGAAATAGAATACGTGGACAGTAATGGTGACAGAGTAAAAGGTATTGATATTAATAAACTTGCAGAATTAGAAACTAAAATTGTAGGTGCTAGAAATACAGCAGAAAAAAATGAAGCAATGAATGAGATAACAAAGTATTTAGGTGCATTAAACTCTGAAAACTCAAGAACTGCAGCAGGGGATCTTTATTTAAGTGTTAGAGATGCAATGGAAAATACTCCTATATCAGAGTTAAAAAGAACAAATGCTGATGGTGATAAAGTTCCTTGGGGTAGTAAAGAACAAGAAGCTTTAAAGGTTATTCAAGACAATTGGTTTGAAATGAGAAAAGATTTAGTTAAAGTATTAAAGAATGCTTTAAGAACCGAAAAGCGTGTTATTTCGCAAACAGATAGAAACGAAGGTGGTAGACGTCGTTTAACTGAATACTTAGATAGAATAGACCATTACATTAATACATTAGAGTTTCAAGAAAGTAATCAACCTTTAGGAAGAAAGTATTCTGTATCTGGTAAAGAAAAATATGAGTTTAATTTAGATGGTAATAAACATTATGAATTAAATACTGAGTTAGGATATATGCCTCATTATGTATTGTCTATAACTAAAGACTTACAAATGTTTAATGATTATGCTATGGACCATACTCAAACTAAAACTGCATTTGAAACTTTTGGAGATCAGGTTAGGTTATGGGAAGGCGGAGAAGGCGTATTAAATAGAGTTAAAGGAAGACAAGATATAAATCAAGAGTATTATTCTAGAAATCCTTTCTTATTTTTAAGTAAATATTTACATGAAGTATCAAGTTATAATCATCAAGTTAGTTTAAAAGAAGCTACACAAGGTGTATTTAATATGATGGTTAACTTTAAAAGAAACGGCAAAGATATAAGCTCTGATGATGATATGGTAAATAGATTTGTTGAACAAGCATCAGAAGTTGTAAATCAATTAAGTGAATCTGCTTTAGGACAAGGTCATACAAATAATGGTTTTGGAGATAAAATGTCTAGAGCTTTAACTGGCTTAATGTTTATACGTACAATGGGTTTTAATACTAGGTCTGCTCTTAGAAATAAAGGTCAGGTATTATTAGAAAAAATTAGAATGGGTTATTTTAGAAGGAATGAGTCTTCTGATTATTTAACCGACACTACTATAGAAACAGACATGAAACTTGAAGCTAAGAAGCATGGTATTTTGTGGACTAGAGATGGAAACTTTTTAAAGAAGTTGCAAACAGCTTATTATGATTCTCAAGGTTTAGAGGGTACTAAAGGTTCTATAGAAGGTAAAGCTTTATTGCCTGGTCTTAAAGAAGTTACTGATCCTAAGACTGGTAAGAAAACAATAGAAATGGTTGATGAATCTATGGGTGATAAGCTTTTAGATGTTATAAATACAGTAGCTCAAAAAGGTTCAGTACTTCATACTATGGTTGAGAATACAAACAGATTTGGTAGTTTTAAAGTAGGTTTTTCTGTAGCTCACAAAAATTTAAGCAAACAACCTCAGTGGTGGATAGAGCAAGAAATGAGGCAAACAAACACCACCCCAGAACAAAGACGTCAATGGATTAATGGTGAAGCTGGAAAACTTGCTTACAATGTAGTAAGTGACGTTCATTTTGAATATGGTAAGATGTTTAAATCTCCTATATTTCAATCAGGTACAGGACAAGTACTTGGTCAGTTTCAGCATTATAGATTCTCTTTATTTAATATGCAACATGATATAATGAAAAGAGGTTGGAGAGATTTTAAATCAGGAGATATAAGTTGGAATAATGAAGGAATAGCACAAGCATATAGACTTGGAACTACTTATGCAATGGTTTCAGGCTTAACTAGCATGTTTGGTCTTGGTCTTACTAACTTATTCTCAAATGATAATGTTGAATGGTTAAAATCAAAGTATGCTTTTTATACAGCAGAAAGAGATTCAGAAGGCAAGTTAACTGATGAAGGTAGAAAACAAGCAGAACAAGCAACTTATGGTGCAGGTTCTTTTTCTGATTTAGGTCCTACAGTAGGTACTATAATAGAAATTGGTGAAATGGCTCATTGGTGGACTGTTGATATGGATACTTATTTACCTATGCTTAAAAACGATGCACAGGATATGAAAGACTTAGAATCTGAAGACATGTCATATAAAATAATGAGATTAGCAAACATACAGTTAGCAAGACTTACTCATCATACTTTACCAGCTCTTTTTAATAGGAACTTAACTAAAGCTTTTTATACAGAAACAGGTCTTTATACTGATTATGAAACACAGCAACAGTCAGAGCAGTTTTGGGATTGGGCAAGGGATCTTACTGGGATAGAAACTACAGGAAGAAAATCCCGTAAAGTTAATATCCCAAAAGTAAAATCTAATAGAGTTAGACCAAAAGGAATAACAAGATAGTTAGTTCTTAATTGATGTATCTACTTCGTATGTATCTTTTGAATTTTTAGTATAAGGCTTTATGATACTTGTTAGCATTGTTATAGCATTAGTCAGTATAGCCATTATATTAGCATCTTGTGGATGTCTTTTAATATGACCTATAGTTTGACCTAATATACTAATAGTATTTCTTGCTAGTTCAGGTAAATGTTTATTACTTTTATCTTCAAATTTTCTTACAGACATTATTTCTCCTTGATTAATTGTATTAACTTATCTAATGGAATAACAGCATACGTTGCTTTTCTATTCCTAGTGAAGACTAATACAGGACATCTATCATCACAATTGCTTTCAGCTTGTTCCAGAGAACCCCATAGGTCTAGTCTTTCAACATTCTTGCATTCAAATGAATAAGGTATAGCTTTTTTAGCTGCAGGAGATAATACAATATCTTCTCCTGTCATTCCCATAGTTTGAGATTTTATATCATCTTCTTCTAATGAGGGAAACACTTTTCTAAGTATATCTCTTAAAGCATTTTGTAATCTTCTACCTTTAGCTTTACTAGATCTTACGTTCATTTCTATCTTCCTTTTTCATGTTACTATCTAGCCAAGAATCAATTTCATTAGCTACCTGCAATATATTGTGTTGTGTTAGTTCATGAGGTGTAGCCCCAGCGCTATCCACTGATTTAGAGTGTCTAGCCCATACGACTAATAATGCAATACGATGTAATATTTCTTTAGTAAACATATTTCTCTCCAGCTATGTTACCAAGAATATTACAACTGTTTTTCCAAAGAATCAAGCTTTTTTGTTTCTAAGACTGACCTAGCTTGTGCTTTAGCCAACGCTTCACGTCTTGCTTTTGCATCATCACCTTCAGTTTTGGAATAAGCCCATTCTTCATGTGTTTGTTTGTTTATTAACCTATTAGGGGTCTCTAACCCTAAATCTATAACTGGTTTTTCAATCATGTCTTCAAGTTCCATATCGGATAACTTGCTTTCATAATTTAAAATAGTTTCTTCTAAATGATGTATATACTTAATTACATCCTTTAATACGTCTTTATATTCCATATTCCTCCTAAAAAGGATCTGCGTCTTCTTCAACACATATCTCTAGTTCTAAGTTACGAGTTCCATAATCACTTAAATTAGGCCAAGCTTTTATATAATAGTCTTTATTATCTATCTTATGCCAACCTTGCCATAAAGGTGCTATTGTACCTCTTACAGGGTCATGATATTGTCCTTTATGTGAAGACCTATTTTTTCTTATAATGATTGTCTCTAATTTCTTTAACTCTTTTTTTGATACTTTCTTTTTCTTCAGTTCCAACATGTTTAAAATCTCCATATGTTTTCTTCAGATAATTTACTAATTTTTCATATGCGTCCATATATCTCCAGGTTAATTATAGGGGAGTGTCCGACGAGAAATTCAGCATATAATTTCTAAACAAAAAACATTTAGCACTTGACATTACTTTTTTTCTACCACTCCCCTAATAGTTTACGGATTTAAACGCCAGCAGTGGCAATTCTTTCCGTAATCACCTTTTTTCATAGTATTAGTTTTAATTAACTTTTTCTTACCAGTAAGTTCAGTTAATGCTCTTCTTATACTTGTAATAGGTGATCTCATTCTTATTCGCGCCTTAAGTTCAAAAGGCGTTAGCTCTTCTGTTGGATTATCTAAAAAGAATCTATAAATAACATTTTCTTGCGAATCTGCTCTTCTATTAGACTCTTCTAAGACTTCCCCTGTTTCGTTGTTTGTATTGTAGTACATACATTCTCCTCTACCATTGCCCAAAGTAAAAACAAGTATACTATAGAATCTGTTATTCGACCTCTAACATCTTCCCTTTGAGATTCGTAACCTTTTACATGTGCACTTATACCATCTATGTGCTTTAAAAGGTATGTCATTAAAGCTTTTTCTCTAGATATATCTAATGATTTAGCTACTCTTTCAAAGTTTGCAAATACATTAGCAGTATCATGAGCATATTCTTTTTGACCTTTATCTCTAGTAGTAGTTACTTGTTCTACTAATACTCTGAACAGTTTATCATAGTGACTTTTATTCATAAGTTTTATTTATCCTTACGTTATCTACTTTTAACTTAACATCAAGCTGCTCTTTTTCTCTATTTTTAGTACTAGTTATATGAAGCATTTCTATAAGTCCTTTATCATTTTTATAAGGTTTTATAGATAGCAACTTATTAGCATTATAAGCAACTCTAAATGAACCTTTAGCAGAGGCCATATTCATGCCTTCATTAAATGCTTGTTTAGATATTTCGCTTACAGCAAATACTATTATATTGTGTTTAACAGCTAGTTCCATTAAAGCTTGTGATGCTTCTTCTACTTTTCTGTTATTATCTTCATACTTAGACTTTAATAAGCCCATATGATCAACAATAACAACTTCAGGTTTAACGGCTTGCATTAAGATTCTTTTCTCTAACTCATTAGGATAACATGCTGAATAATCAACTGTTAACCATTTAAATCTTTCTTGCATACCATTTTTACCTGATAAGTAGTGACTTTTAAGCTCTTCTTCTGACCAACCCATTTCCATCATAACAAACCTAGACCATATTTGTCTTGGAGACATCTCCATTTCCATAAAGTATGTTTGTTTCTTCAAATCTATCATCCAATTTTGTAATAACATTGTTTTCATTGAAGCTGGTGGTGCTTGTACAATTACTACTTCACCAGGATATATTGGAAAGTCTTGTCCGTATAACTGCCCTATATTACAGGGACTTACGGTACTTTGAAGAAAGTTTATTAACTCATCTTCCATAGCATCAGCATCCATAGTTGATTGAGATTTCTTTGCTTTATAAAGTCTACAGGTATTTTTACAATGAGCATCCATAATAGGGTCTGCACATCCATATCTATAACCTGCACCTCCATGTCCATCATAGCAATTATCTACAATCTTGTCCATTTCTGCTTTAGTGAATTTATGTTCAGTAGAATCTACTTTTTGTCTCCAGTTTTCCATAACTAATCTTACAGTTTCTTCTGGATACAACCATCTAAACCAAGATGCAACTCTTAACGCAGTCATATGACGTTTGCCAAAAGATGTTCTAGATAGCATAGATGATATACAAGGATAATTAATAGGGTCTGCTGATCTTCCGTGAGACACTACAATTGATTCTTTAGATTTCTTATCAAGCTTTTCAAAGCCTGTATTTAAATCAAATACGGGGGTTTGTGCCTTAAATATTTCACCGTCTGGCAAATCTTTAGGGGTTATAGCATGATGATAAATTTCATCTACTGTCCAATCTTCTTGAATCCAAACCTTGTATAAATTAGATTTAGTGTTTTTAGTATTAGGAACTCTTATAATTCTAGTCTTATCTGTTACCGAAGGGTCAGCATAATCCCATATTTTATAATCAGCTAATACTTTTTTTACTTTCATGTGCAAATTAACATCAGGTGAAGACCTAAAAGCCTTACCTCCTATATGCAAATGAAAACCTGTACCACTAAAATACAGATAATAAAGTACTTTAAGTGACTTTAATAACTTTATTAGTTTATGACACTTATCATAAGCTACATCTACGTTAGCTCCATCTATATCTAATATAAATTCATCAGGTATATAAATCTTACCATTGTAACCAGACAATGTGTTTTTCTTAGCAAAGTATTCTTTTACATCATCGTCATAATCATATAACGACATAAAAGTATTACTATCTAATCCTAACCATTGATCTATTTGTGAAGCTTCTTGAAAATAGTGTCTTCTGCTTAAACCAAAAGCAAACTCTTTAATCATCTTTTTTCCTCCCTAGTTCAGACATTATATGTTTATAAACCCACCAGCATTCACCGTTGTTTGATGCTTTTTCAGCAGCTTTCTTAATTCTTTTAGCATAAGTTAAGCCGTGATATTCATCAATGTAAATACGCTCAGGTCCTTTTTTCTTTAGTAGTTTCTGATCAGGAAAGTTTTTTAGATTTGACATACTATCTCCTTTTTAATAGAGTAGAGGGGCTTTCTATTGGTATTGATTGACACATCTTACCCCTCTCCTCATCCCCGAAAGTTAATTAATCAGGCATATTTGCAAATACATTATCATCTACAAAAGAACTTGAGCTTGAGCTATCATCCTTTTTAACGTAGTCATTATAGTATTTTACAGCTTTGCCTTTCCAGTAGTTAACATCATTCTCTTTGAATGTTTCAACTACATTAGTAAACTCTATTGGAGCTGGCTGAGATAGTACTCTAAAGTACTCTCCGTCTTTATGTAAGAATACATGAAGACTTTTGCCTATTAACTGATCAGCTGAGTCATCAAGCTTAACGATTTTAGTACCGTCATCACCATCTAAAGACTCAGTTAGCCCAGCATTTGCAAAACGAAATAATCTGCCAATAGCAAACTCTTCTCCATCTTTACCCTTCTTAGCGTATACACGCATATTAAGAGTCTCAGGAAAATCTTTGAAGTGAACATCAATATATTTACTTCCTTCCCAGTCGCCATATTTAGCAGCACTTATTTCTACAAGATTCCAGCCATCAGTAAAGTTTCCTCCACCTCCGCCAGACCTAATTGTTAGTGTTCTCATTAGAAGCACCTCCTTTTTTATTTAACGTTTGCAAACTCAGTGTTTTACCACTGCCAGGAGCACCGATAACTAGTATCTTGCATCCATCAAATCCTTTTTGCTTTGCAGCATCAAGCACTAATTGATAGTCTTGAGGAATTTGAGCAGGTAGTAAATTTGTTCTATCTTTAGCATGATCGTATGTCTCACAACGTTTAGTAATCCACACCCATTCTCTTTCACCTGAAGACTTTTTAATTGTCTTAGTGTAAAGAACGAAATCAAACCATTTAGATATATCTTCTTTAGTTGAACCATCGATATAAGGTATTACTTTATTACCTTCATCCATAGATTGAACTTTTGAATGACAATTACATATAACAGTGCCAGGTATTCTAGATATAAACTCTAAAGCTGTATCTAGTTTATTTTTTAATTGGCCCCATCCTTGTAGTTTCATCTTACCATCTTTATCAGAAATACTTCTCATAAACTTTTTAGATAGCTCAGAGAAAGTGTCTAATACAACACCATCTATTATAGTATTACCTCTAGGTAGTACTTCTACTCTATCTTCAGTTATTGTTAAGTCACCGATTTTTACATCTACTGTATTAGATTTCTGTGTATAAATCTTACCAATAGTTGACTGGAATTGATCCCAGGATTTAGGTTCTAAACATGGGTATCCAAATATAGATTCCACATCTTTTTTAGAGCCTAGCGATTGTGACCCGTGTTCCAGGTCAAAGTATAACATCTTCATGTATTCTCTCCTCTTTTAAGGTTTATTGTAGGGTTTATAAATTACAAAATTCGGATTAAACATCCAAACAAAATTCGGAATAAAGAGAGCCTCACATATTCCTTTGCTAGTCCGCCACGTATGACTAGTTTGTTAAGGCTAATATCTTAGGACCAGTTGTTGGCTCTCTCTATATGGGCACAAAATTATCTAGCTTGTATCATAGTAGTTGGAAAGTTGAATGAAAGTTCCATATCTAATGGTTGTTTCATTACAAATTTTCTGATAGCATTGACTATAAAGCTGCCTGACATATTGCTACAATAGCTTGTTGCTTTTGCATTGCAAGGTTCAGGATCTCCATCTTCATCGCTATACCATGATTTAAGGTAAGATTTTAAGGTAGGTTTAAGAAACAGATACTGCTGATAATGTTCAGCGCCCATTCTACCGTCTATCATTAACATTGGTTGATTAAACTTACTACTGTTAGTTATAATTGTTACAGCCTCCAATCTTGATGCCATTGAATCAAACCCAAGTATAACTACATCAGCTGGTTTATTACTTTTTTCCCATTCATCAAAACGTTTAGCGTGAGATATAACTGTTATGTCATCATCTACTGCCTTAATATGTTCTTTTAAAGCATCTACTTTAAGTTTACCAATATCATTTTGAAAGTATTGAGATACTCCGACATTTTCTATTTCTACTTTGTCAAAGTCATGTAATACCAAGTCTTGTGCACCCATTCTTGCTAATTGCATTGCAACAGAGCTGCCAATTGCTCCACATCCTAAGATATGGAAACAAAAGGCATCTAAATTGTCTACTATTCCTATTGAACGTTCATTTATCATATTTTACCTCCAAAAGTTCCATTATAATCAGAAACTTCTTTTTGTAAGGCTAAATCTCTAATAGACGTTCCATCTACTGTAATAAAATCACCAGGGAATAATTCCATGCATTTATTTAGTAACAATGGTTTATCAAACAAGATTACTCTTATTCTAGGTTCATTATTACCTTCAAGCTTTTCTAAGGTATCATTAAACTCTTGGATAGCTATAGCATATTTTTCATATGTTATTGAGCCTTCACAATATTTTTCATTGCCTTGTTCCAATTGTTCAACTAAATACGATATAGGAGACTCTTGTATAGTTGCACCTATTCCATGATAAGAATATCCTGTTAGTTCTGATGATTCATATTCATCTATCAGTTCTTCTAAACCTGTACTCTTAGCTCTTTCTTTAGCTTGATTATTCCATAGTGTAGCTTGCCCATAACCATTATAACTATAACCATTATGAGTATGCTTATAACTACTAATTGTTCGCTCAGAGCATTTATCTTCTATTTCTTTAAGAATAGCTTTAGGTATTGCTCTCTCTTTAGCTTTATTAGTCATTATATTTAATTCAATATCTTCACCTATTTCATATGGATGCCAATATTGAACTCTAAACTTATATTCTTCTCTTACGTTTACCACTAGAAAAGCTGACCAGTGACTGTTTTTATATTCAGTCATAGTGTTTGTATCTGTACCTGACCAGAATGCAGCCATCTTAGCATGTGAATGCCACCATAAGAATTGTAAATCATTACCATATTTATGTGCCATGTCAGCATAATATTGAGCTAACTCATCTTTATCTAAAGTACACGTAGATCCTGTGGTTTCTTGCTTAAGTATAGTAGGCTCTTTAATAATATAATCATCATCTTTATCTTTAATGATTACAGCCATACCACCTATTTCATCACCACATTCTTGTTCCCTCGCTCTGGCATAGTTAATTATTCTATCCCAGTCTTTTTTATGAATGTAAAAATCACTCATATTACCTCCTAAGTTAAGTTGATAATCCCTATTTTATAGTCTCGCTATAAATTAATAGGGAATATCTGTTCATTGTTGATTCATAGCATGTGCCCATGCTGCCATTTCCTCTTGCTCATCAGTATGTTCTAGCTCATTAGCATGTCTTTGACTATATTGCTCATTAACTAAATCTACTAATTCTTTGTGACTCTTACATTTAAGTATAGCGTCTAATAACAGTACGTTATAACTATCATCTTCACATACTTTTGTAATTTGCTTATCTAAACAATATTGAAGTATTTGAATTGCTTTCTCACTTTCTTTGTTTACAAATGCATTTTCCAAAAGTCCATGAGGAGTACGAATATCTCCAAACTGTTCAGTACAATATGTAATATCAGATATAAGGTCTATAAATCTGTGACCAAGCCTATCTTCTTCCTGTTCATTTGGTAATAGTGTTTTAACTTCTAACTCTGTTACAAACGTTCTGAATGCATCTCTCATCTCAAGTCCAATAGTATTATTTATATAAGGTCTACATGAGTCTCTAAGTAAACATTCTTTAGCATCACAATTTTCTACAACTCTAGAATTGACATTAGTGTCATCTATGCGTTCTAAATAGTGAAATGTTTTATTATAACAATTTTGACCACTATTATGACCAACAACATCATAATAATCATCAGTTTTTTCTACACCATTTAAGTCATAAACCTTAATTTTGCCACTTGTCGCTCTATCAATAGTATTTAACGGACCAGTTACACCACATTTATATGTAGTTAACCACATATCTACGAAATAACCAAAAGTTGTCCAATCTAACTTTAAGTAAGAACCTAGAATATCACCCATCATATCACCCATACACACATTACCTGTGCCATAACCACCTCTACTAACATAAGGATGATCATTGCCCATTGTATTGGTATGTAGCTCACCATTTGCAACAAAGCCTCTAAAGCTACCATTGTATCTATATCTATGATGAGTAGTTAAAAGTTTACTTTGTAGTCTAATATCATTATGAATTAACTGATTTTGCTCTAAATTCAAATAAGGATATAAAGTATTAAACCATATTGACAAAGGAAATGTTAAACTAAATGTTAAACCTCCAAAGTCAATAACTCCTAGTTCTCTATTTTGATTATTTCTGTCTCCAACAGATACATTTATTTTTAAATCAGGTATACATATTTTAGTTTGAACAGTTGTACTTGCAAAGTTATCTCCTTCATGTATGTATACTTGTGAATCAGGAAATACTTCTCTAAGTTTCTCTAATTGCATTTCTAACGTTGTTTTAAATAGATTAAAGTGCCCTTCTATTTCATCTGTATCAGTAATAAATGTCTGACCTGAATCTCTTAAATCATATAATAACCTATCTAATGATAACAACGCTTCTTTTACTCTATTCTTTGAGTAAGTTCTTTCTCTGCTAAACAAACTTTCCATTCCACTTGGTCTTTTATCCCACTGCAGCCATCTTTGAGACAACACATTCTTAACTTTGTCATAAGTACCAGGTTTCCACCTAAACTTAGGAGTAATACCTAAATTGTCATTTGGATTCCTTACCCATTCATTGTTAAATCTTGCTATTGTTTCTAACACATTTGCTTGAGGACCTATATATAGATCGTCCATAGCAGTTTTTACATCGATACTATATCGTTCTAGTTCCATATATTCTCCAGTTAAAGTTTATATCAATTGGGAGTGAAGATTTTACAACACCAATGGGTGGTTTACGTAAACACGTATCACTCCCTCATGACCTAACACAATCCTACTTAACTTCTTTACCACCAGTTTTGTTAGATGATACAGCAGCTACATTCATTCCATCTTCTAATGTATAATCATCAGATACTACAGTTCTGTTTACATTAATAGTATGAGTTTGTAGGTCAAGCTCACGTCTTAATGAACCAACAGTTGTTGATGTAACTTCAGTTTCTGCAAATGAAGATGAATTGTTTAATAAGTTAATCTTTGGCATAATGCCTCCTATTTATCTTTTTTATTGTTTAAGTTTCTATCACGAACTAGGTTTTTCCATTCTTTCTTAGCAATGTAAGCCCAGTCTCCAGAAGCCACTTTCATCTCAGCAGCTCCATCATTTGTCCTAACTATTTTGCTAGTGGTCATTGATTTTATACATTTCATAATACCTCCCTAACCTATTTTGAATCCACCAGAATATCTGGCAAACTCAGCAAAATTCTTAACATTGTCTATATTAAATGGGTAGTTAGACATAAATTTGACATCTTTTTCTTCAGAATCTTCAAGTTCTTTACGTTCTTTCTCATATTCTTCAGCATATATCTTTACTTTACCTTCATTTAATAGTTCTTCCAACTTATCAGCTATTTTTACAGCCTTTTCTTTAGATATTTCATGAAAATCATTATAACTACCACGTTCCATGTCTTGTAATGATAAAATATCTTCACATTCTTGACATATATAAGTCCATAATGGTCTCCAATACCACACATTGTTTCTAAAGTAAGCTCCAGGTGTATTTTCTATCCAAGCCCAATAAGCTTTCCACGATTGTTTACTGCCATCCCCGTCCCATGGACTACTTGTGGGTTCATCGCACGGAACAGAGTCGGGATGACACGGCTTTATACCAGATAAATCAAAGCCCATTATTTACGTGTTTTCCTACATCTATTAGACATCCAATAGCCTATTAGACTTAAAACTATAACTGACTCAAAAGTGTGGTCTTGAATCCAGTGTTTAAATGGCCACCACAAGTATGAATTATATGAGAATACGTTTCTAATCAACATATAAGTCACAAAAGTCATACTAAATGACCAAGTATATTTAATCCAGGGTACTATATTGCTTAAATGCTTCATTTATCCTCCACATTTATTGTTAAAAGTTACCATCTGCCACCTGCATACATTGCAAGCTCAGACCATTTCTCCACATATCAACTACTTGATTTCTATCATCAAATACATATTTAACGTCATATCTATTTTCTATTTGACTGTTGTATATATCATATTTAACATAGCAATCCTTACGATGA